CCATCTTTTTGCAGAATATCGTGGTTGTTCCATTCTCCTACTACTTTATACCCATTATTCACATTCTTATCTTTGCTAGACCTAGTATTTAGTAATTGTGTATTGATATTGTGTATTGACACTTGTTGCGATAGGTGGGCTGTAGGTGGTTGTTCGTTATCCACATACTGATATTTGTCGTAATTTATAAGGTTTATTATCGTTACTTTTCGGCTAGGGTGGTTGTTGCTGGGCTGTAGCTGGGCTGTTCTAGTGCCTATCATTTTTCTACGCACAAGACGTAGTATGAAAGACCTCATTTCAGAGTAAGTCATACCAAATCTTTTAGCTGTTACTCGTAAAGGCATAATAGCTTCGCCTCGTTTTATAAAAACATCAGTTCCTAAAAACTTTAAAGTTGTATCTCTGTGTGATGCAGATGATATGAAATATATCCAGCAACTAGCCTGTAATAAGTTTTTAAATATTGGGCTTGAATATATATCCCTATATAAAATAAAATACCCACGTTTTTTAGACATTCTTACTCTCTTTCTCAATCATCTCGATTAATTGTTTTTTTGTATATCTATTTAGTAATGTTTTAATTATATTTATGGTCTTTTTTTGTTTCTCATATTCTCTTGCACGATTACCAGATACAACGTGCAAATGTTCTTCTTTCATTTCAGCCATTGTTATCTCCAAATAGATCATTTACTTTTTCTAAAATTTCTAACTCCATAAGTGTTTTATTTAATAATTCTCTTTCAGTTCCATATTTATCTTCAAATTCTTTTTTGCAATTATGAATACTAAATTGGCCTTGATGGTGGTCGTGGCAAAGTGGAATAGTTTCATAGTGGCTCGATCTATTGCCTATTCCTAGCCCAATAGGGCGTATGTGATGCACATTAGCTGGTCTTTGACATACCAAGCACCCCAAACTAGAAACTTTGCTCATATGTTCTCTCTCGGCCTTTGTTGCTTGTTTTTTCATTAAAATAACTCTGGTTGTGATTTCATTTTAATATCAATACATTTATAATTTTTATTATTTCCTTTAGGATATGGATATTGGGTTAATTTCATATCTTTAATCATTCTTTTTTTTTCTTTTTTATTAGCATTTATATATATGTATCTAAAAGTTGGTTTTAATTTTTCAATTCTAACAACCTTACCTTTATTGTGTATTCCTCGTCTAATATCAAATGAAGTTCCATCTTCAAAAATATATTTTTTTTTTGGTGTACTTTCTCCTGTATAAATCCAATTAGTAGCTTGATAGATAAAACCATGATGATTATTATTTGGGTCAGCATATGAAACAACTGTTGATGGTTTTGGTAATTTTTTTAAACAATTAGATACAAAAAAACTTAAAATATTTTTTTCTTTTAATTGATTTATTACAAGTCTGTTTAATTCTAGTGTTAAAACTCTTGTTTTATTAAATATACAAACTCCATCATTATAATTATAATTTGGTGGAAATCCAAAAGTACAAATTCCTAAAATATTATAATTATTATCTATTAATCCAAAAGCATAAGATACAGAGCAATTTCTTTTTGCATAATGTTTTTTTAAAATCCATTCTTTATATTCTTGGTTTTTTAACAAAATTATTTTGTAGTTTTGCTTTTCCATACGATTGCTTGTTTTCCATATTTTGTTTCACGTCTTAAACCTGAGTCTAATACTAAATCTAAAACTTGTAATTCTCTAACTCTAGCACAAACAGAACTCAAAGGCATTTCTAATTCATCTGCTATTTGATAATTAGTTAGAGGATTAAGTTTTAGCAAATCATAAACTTGTTCTCTTTTAGTTTTTATCTTTGGCTTTATTGTGGCTAGTGCGTCTTTAGATGTTTTAGTGTAATTTGCTGATTGGTAATCAGTATCAAATATATCTAATTGTTTCATCTTAACTCCTTAATTCTTTTAAATTCATTATTCCAAAATTCTAATTCTTTTTTATACAATTCAGGAATATCAGTTCTATCTATTCTTTTAAAAGAACTAAAACATTTACTACCTTTAGATTGACCATATCTGTCAAAACTTAAACCAACACCAATATGTTTTTGAAATACTTTTTCGTTTTTTTTGTTTGTGATTGACTCTACACCTCTATGACAAAGTGGACATTTTATTCTATTCATCTCTGTTTCTCTCTGTTAGGTGCTGGGTCAGGAGAGAAGCTGACCCAACACGATCTTATTAAAGTATTACGATATGAAAAATAAATACTCTTATCCTTGCGGATAACTCTCATTACAATATTTTTTTTTATTTTCATATCTTTAATTGATTCGTTTTTTATATTACTGATTTGTAATTTCAACAAATTTCTAACGAAATTAGAAAAATAATCTAAAAATAGTCAAAAAAGCTAGGTTTTACGCCAAAAATAAAGTTTGCATAATACAACCATTCTGGTAATTTATCTGTATGTTTAATTTAAAAAAAGGAGAGAAAATGTTAAAAATACAAAAAAATAAAAACTATGATGGTATCGAATTTGATATGATTGACATTGGCGATTGTATCAGAGCAAGTGAACATATCAGAGATATGAATGAAAAAAGTTTTTGGAATAAAAAATATTTTGGTCAATGTTCACTTTGTATGAAAGGCATAAAAGATGAAAAAAAAGGTTTTACAATTATTTGTAATGGAAGCGATCAAATAATAGTAAGAAGATCACATTACGATCTTTCAGAAAATTCTGCTGGTGGTATGGGTTGTTTTGATCTTGGCTCTGAGTGTGCTAACAGAGTTAAAAAAGCACTTAAAGAAATTGGCGAAGATTGGAAAGAGTGGTTAGGATATTATGAAAAGGAGAGAGCATAATGTATAATTATAATATTAATCAAAAGTTGTCAGATGCAAAATCTGGCAACTACTTAATTCAAGTTACTAAGATTGGAGATAAGAGAAGATCAAAATTTTGTTCTTATGAATATTATTGCGATATAGATTTTACAATATCTGATCTTACTAATCCTAATAAAAAAAATGGTGTTGTATGTTCAGGCTTTGGTTCTAAACCAATAGAACTAAATACTAACATGAAACATTACAATTCTATGTATTGGGATTGGCAAAACTTTGAAGATGTGCTTTTTGAAAGATTGCTAAGAGATCAAATTAACATAAACGAAAATGGATATTATCTAAAGGAGAGAAAATAATGTCATTAAACATAAAAGAAATAGAAAAAAAAATAATTAAATTAATTAAAGAAGATGCAGAGATACCTTTAATTTCTTATGAAAAAAATGATTTAATAAAGGCAATTAAAAATATTTTTGCAGAATATAAAAAGGAGAAAGCATGAAAGCTAAAATCTTAGCACTATTAACTTATTCATTTATTACTTTAAGTTTAACTGCAATCATGTTAGGTTGCTTACACGTTTGGAGTGTACAATGAGAATACCAAATAATTCAAACTTTAGCACAGAGATAGCTAAACAGTTTAAACAGATTTTCCACCGAGATATGACTCTTGGTGGATTACAAGATTTACAGGAAGAACTTAATTTAATTAATCCTGTAGATACTTACTTGGCAAAGCAAGTGAGTCAATTAAAGGTAAATAAAAATGAACCCAAAACAGATGTTCAAGGTTCAAGAACAACTAGACAGGAAGAAGCAAAAGGAAAAAGATTTGCTACAGAAGTTGTTAAAGAACAAGGAACAGCAAAAGAGTTTGGCTTTTAAACTTCATCATATGAAGTATCATCAGCCAATTTTATAGAGAGGAAACAAGATATGAAAAAAACAATACTTTTATGTGGGCTACTTGCCACCTTATTACAAGCGTGTAGCTATAAACCCATCATTGATACTGCTGGAAGATCAGGAACTTTCGATCAAGACAGAGCAAATCTAATTACAGATGACACATTACATTGTAAGACACTTGCTAAAGATAATTCTAACTTTGTATCTAATATTTTATATTGGTCAGTTAGCCCAACTTTAGACACAAAGTATGAGTCTATTGTAAGAAAATGTTTAACAAAGAGAGGTCATAGTGTGCTTAACTAAAAAATGGATAAAAAAATGGGAAGATGATTTTGC